TACATCCAGACGATCAGCTCGCGCCAGTCGTTATCGACCGCGTTGATATAGGCTTGCACCCGTTCGATCGCCTCGGACAGGCGACCCGTGCTCTGGAGAGCGAGGTAATGAATCTCCAGTACCTTGTGCCAGAGCAGGCCCTTGCTCAGGGCGGGGGAGACTAGGGGCTCAACCCATCTCTCGGCGTAGGCGAGTCGCCATTTCAGCGGACATTGTCGCCAGGCGTCTATCTCGCTCCATGAGATCGTGATGGCGTTGGACGGCGTGCCAAGGGGGTCCACAGAATCTCCTGATATGGGACGACCCCCAGCGGGCAGATGACCTCGACCATGCTGGGGGCCGTCTAGGGCCGGTGGCGAGTGCGGACCACCGGGGTTCATGGAGTTGTATCGGGTGGTCGACCGGTTATCCGGTGCGTCCAGTACCCGTCGGTACCGGTCCGCTAGTCGGGCCGGTCGACCACCCTACCCGCGCGCCTCTACTGAGCGACAGACCGTCGTCTGATCTCGGCGCGGGCTGCCTAGGCTTCCTGGAACTCGCCCTCGGGCTGCTCGACCTGCTCCTGCTCGGTCTGCTCGTCCTCGGGCTGCTCGCCCTCGGCGGGCTGGGCGGACTCGATGTCCTCGTCCGTGACCAGCTCTTCGAGACCACCGTCTGTGTAGCTGATCAGGAGCTGGGTCGGGCTGATGGTGCGGACGACCGAAGCCTCCTGGCCGTCGTGCTCACCACCGAGGCGGATCACCTTGGTGCCGCGCTTCGGGCGCATCTTCTGACGGGCGCGCTCCTCTTCCTTCTCCTTCCTGGACGCGGCGGTGACGGCCTCGCGCTCGGACCGGGCACGCTTCTTGGCCTCGGCCTTCTCGGCCGCCACCTCCAGGGTGTGGACCCAGTGGGAGTCGACCCCACCTCCACGCTCCTGGTCGAGACGCCGCGCGACGTCCATCGGGTCCATCTGCGGCCAGCCGTCCTCGGGGACGTTCTCGGCCTCGACGCCACCGTGCTCCTGGATGAACCAGGGGTCGGGGACCTGCTCACCGGCGAGGTGGGCCTTGCGGAGTCGGGAGAGGTAGGTAGCGTCGCCGCCCGCTGCCCACTTCCGGTTGGCGTACTTGCCAGAACCCGAGAAGCACCGCTTGAGTGCGGTGGTCGGGGCCTGGGCGGTGTCGGTTGTCATCCTATCTCCAGTGTGCTAGGGGAGTGCCGGTGACCATCCTACCACAGTGGATCGACCCGCACAAGATCCCCTAGCGACATGCCTCTAGAGCGTCCAGCCATAGCGGCCAGTCTGCGTCGTTTGTACCGCGCGTGACGATACGGCGTCGGACCGCTGAGCCCTTACGCCAGATTTCGAGCGATCCCTCCAGGTACACGTAGTGGGTCTCGATTCGCCACGGGCCGACGGCCCACACGGTGCCCGATCCGGGCGCGTAGGTGGCGTACCTGTCGAGCCAATCACGTGTCTTGAGTAGGACGTCCGCAACCCGAGCATTCTGGGTCTCTAGGGCGTTCCCCTGCAGGGCGTCAGTCATGCGGTCTCCACGGCCTCGGTTTCGTCAAGCCCAGCGCTGAATACCTCGCGCTCGATATAGTCGCTGAAGACGGCCCGGCCGCCGGCATATGCTTCGACGGCAGCATCACCGTTAAGATCAAACACGCGAACAATCCGAGAGAACAGCGCGCCGCTGGGCATGCGGGCTCCGTTTCGGATCTTGCTCGCCATCGTGTAGTTGCAGCCCGTTAACCGGGCAAACTCGGCATTCGTGACCATTGTTGTCGGCTCTCTGTTGGGTTCAGCTCCGGGGTCCGGGGAGCTGTAAGACGGGACGTCGCGTGGCTGCGATACACCCGTGCTACCGGCTAGTCTAGCACGCCAGTGCACAGCCCGTCAAATCGTCGCGGATCGAGTTCGCCCGAACGGCGTAAACCCGATTACCGGGCCTTGGTGCAGGGGATGGACCGCAGCGTTGACACCGGTGACCAGGTGTGGTAGGATAGTTATGTGCGGTACTACATACAAGTCAGGCATTCGGGGACCGGTGGAGTCGCCACCGAGGCGGTGATCCGTGCTGCCTTGGAGTTACTCGTCGGTACGCCCGAACGCCCGGTCGAGGTGGAGATCCCCGCATACCAAGGAGACCTGCCCGGTCTCTATACCATCGAGCTGGAGGCCAAACGTGGCTCAAGCACTGTCGGCGGCGGCAGAACCAAGGATGACGCTAGCGGACACCGAGGAGACGGTCAATGCTCTGTACTACGGGGAGCAGGGGACGGGGAAGACGCTGGCTCTGGCCACCCTTGGCCTGTTAGGTCGAGTCGTCTTCGTTAACGCGGAGGGTGGGCTCAAGCGCCATCCGCTGCTCAAGCTGGGCGTGCCGCTGGAGAACATAGAACTCCAGCCTTGCACCTCGTACCAGCAAATGGAGGCTCTGTACTGGGACGTCCGGCGTCGGCTGGAGACCAAGTCGGTCGAGGCGCCGATCGGGGTGTGCTTCGACTCGATCACCGAGGTAACCAAGGTGGTCACCGAGCGGCAGGTCGCGGTGCGCGTCCATCGCAAGCAGCAAGAAGCCGACGCCCTGATGATCACGCCCAAGGAAGCGGACATCAACCCGTTCCGCATCCACCTGGACGACTACGGGGTCATGACCGAGCAGCTCCGCCACCTGACGCGGTTGTACCGGGACCTGCCCTGTCACTTCCTCCTGAGCGCGCTCAGCCGCCGCGACGTCGACGCCTCCGGTGGGGGAGAGACCGGCGATGCGGTGGTCTACCGACCGGGTCTCACGCCGAAGTTCGGTGCCGATCTGGTGGGCTACATGGACATCGTCATCGCGACCAAGATCGCGGCGAACGGGCAGTACATCGGCGTGACGAAGCCTCGCTTCGGGCTGGTGGGCAAGGACCGATTCGGGGTGCTCCCGACCACGATGGTCGACCCGCAGATCCACCGAATCTTGCAGGTGCTGAGCGAGGAGGTTTCAGCGGAGGAGGTGGCGTACGCACCGCCCGCGCAGGCTTGACACCCCGGCACTGGGGTGGTACGATGGTATCGCTGGGGCCACCCGGCCCCCTAGCATAAGGAAGGCAGTGACATGCCGCAGTTGAACGAGGCAAAGGCCTCGCAAGTCCACGACACCGAGAACAAGGGCGGGACCCTCGATCCCGGCGTCTATCCAGTCACCTTGCTGGAAGTGGAGGCGCGGCCAGGGCGGGTCGCACCGCAATGGTCCTGGAAGTTCGAGGTGTCCAAGGGTCACGCCAGGGCGGGGCGGACGCTGTACACCAACACGTCGCTCAGTGACGACGCGCTGTGGAAGCTGCGCGAGACGTTCGACGCGTTCGGGGTGGACTCCACCGTGAACACCGACACGCTGATCGGGCGCCAGGTGCGGGCGTTGGTGACCAAGCAGATCCAGACCGAGGGCAAGCGCCAGGGGCAGTTCGTCAACCAGATCCAGGAGCTGATGCCGCTGAGCGGATCGGCCCCATCTCCCACAGGGCCGGTCAAGGTGAGCGCCAACGGCGGATCGCCGAATCCGGACGACGAGCCGCCATTCTAGGCGGCGCTTCCACGGGTCACCCCCGGGACTGACGGTTCTCCACCCCTAACCCCCAGCCGTCGGGACCGGGGGTGATCCATGTGTGGGTTGCGCAGCTATGATCTTATATGGTATAATGGAACCATGCCCGAGAAGAGTGCAGACCGAATCAGCGCCGACCGTGCCCTCGACCGCATGCGCGGCCTTATCGACACCCTTGCTGCCAGCGGCGAGGAATTCTCCCTCCACGAAGTAGCCGAGGTGACTCTCGCCGGACTGGAGGAATCCGTGCTGCTGCAGCTGGCCAAGGACCTGATTCTCCACAAGGGACGCCAGCACTGCGGCGGCAAGATCCGTCGCCCGGACGGCGACGAGGGCGTGGTGAGCGACGCAAACCGGGGACGCTTCCCACGCGCCGTGCCCATCGACCGTCGCGGGACCTCGACATTCGTGGGCTGGGGCGCTTCGGACCTGGTCCAGCGCAATGAGGCCGCCCATCGTCGAGCCGCCCAGTCGCGCGGGCTGCAGGTCGAGGCCGACCGCATTCGCGGCGTCGTCGACGCCCAGATCACCGCTTCCATGGAGCGCCAGCTCGCGATCGACCCAGCCGGTGACGGAGCCGTGGTGGTCTACCACCGCGAAAACGGGGTCGTGATTGTCGACCAGGCCTGGCACGAGAACATCAACCCAAA